AATATGTCTCGTGTTGCAGTAGATTGTCCTTGTAATCAACATGTATTTGAAGAGGAAGTCTTTGTAAATGGTGATAATACCCATAGATGCCCTAAGTGTAAGAATCAGATTAAGCTAGACTGCCCTATTCGTGCAGTTCTCCTCACAGATCCAGGTGAGGTTACGGATTCCTTATAAGGAACTCCGTTATAATTAGGTATGAGCAAAGATAATAGCTACACCAAGAAAACCAACATTAAGAGCTTCGTAGAAGCTGAAGAGATTGAGCTTGCAACTAAGATTGCAAATGCTCTCATTAACGAAGAGTCTAATGCCTACGTCGTTCACTTGACGAAGAAGTTAGAAGAGCTCAAAAAGAACCGCCTTAAGAAGACTCTATAAGGAACTCTCATACAATTAAAGAGAAGAAAGAAACAAACTAAACAAACAAACAAATGAAAAACATTAAACTAAAGCCAGTACATTACGCCAAAATCGTAGCATTAGCCCTAACCGTATTTTGGGTCCTAACATTCAACCAACGCATTGAGGTGCTTGGTGAAGCAGGAGTTGCGATTGACTTCACAAGTATGACGCAAGTTAAATACTTACTTGGACTATCCTATAGTGCTGAGGAGATGAAGATGCTGGTGAACCTACGTGACTGGGCACGCAGCTAATCGATAGGAACTCTACTACAATTAATATTATGACAGATAATAAAATCGAAATGCAACTCAAAGACGGTACTACTGAGCACTGGGATCATCAAACCTTCGCTCGTTGGGCTTCCCTTATTGAGGGTATTCAAACCGTAGATCAAAAGCTTCAAGATGCTAATGTACCAGAAACCGATACTAAGTGGATTAAGCCATTAGCCTTTGAGAAGTATATTCAAGAGCGCTTTCATTCAATGCTCAAAGATACTGAAGTAGAGCATAGACTCGGTAACATTTAAACTTTACGTTGTTGTTCATAACTAAGAGAGTCGGCTTGTTGTTGGGCCGGCTCTCTCTTAGTATGCATCATCAATGGATGCAAGTTCAACATCATCATACCCTTTATCAATATACTCTTTGTATAGTAAAGTCTTTAGATCATCTTCTTCATTAAGATCTCTTGGTATTGTACAACCTTCTTCACGCTCATGAGAGGTATTACCATCAACTGGAAAGGTAGGACTACAACAAGCTTGTTGCCATTCTTCGTGAGTAAAGTCTTTGTGATGTCTCTCACTCTCAACAGCAGGAACTACTCTTGGTATTCTATGCTTACTCATATAAGCAGCAATAACTGTATCATCACACCATATTTTATACTCTCTCCAGAAGTCATTAAAGTCTCTCCTAAACATACCACGGGTATACGATACTGACTTGTAATGCTGAAGTATATCAACGTATATATTCAAGCCGTGTGCACTACACCAATGGTCTCGAGGATCATCAAAGATACATGCTCTACCAGAATGCTCTGGATCACGTGATCGTTGACCATCATAACCAATAGCAAACTCTGGCCATGTTTCTCTATGCCTAAGATGCTCTTTAACCATGTCTACATGGTATATATGGTCATCATCTACAACAATAATGACTTGACCTGGGGTATCAACAAGGGTAAGAGTAGGTAGAAGCTTAGTAGCACTACCTTGATCATCACATCTATTGATCTTAAACCTTGGATCACTCTCTGTAAGCTCAGATGCCCATTCAGGTATAACATACCTAACATCATCCCTTGCCATTACCCAAGGTACATTCAACCACACCTCAAGATCTGAATGAGATTGGTTCAATAACGAAGCAATTGTGTCTTTTAAACTACACGCATTGCCTTCATACGAAAGCCTCGACGGTATAGTCGTTAGAGTAACGATAGGAGTCATCCCTTATATTTATGGAGTAGGTGTAGGAGTGCCACCTGGTAGTGAAGCACTTGGAGTAACACTTGGTGTAGGACTCGGTGTAGGACTTGGATCAACTGGATTATCGAGAATAGAAATATCGATAAAGTCACCAAACGCTCCATTAATTTGTACTCTCATTGTCTCAGTACCTTCAACAATACCATCATCAACAGCAGAGAAGATAGCTGAATCTGTACCACCATTAATGGTAAAGTTACCTGTTGAAGCTTGAGTAATATCACCACTGCTAATACCACTTACTGCATACGGTACGTTTGTTCCATCTGCAACATTTGTAGTATTAAGGGTAACAGTAACACTATTACCTTCGTAGATAACGTTAAAGTCAGAAGTAAGACTATATGTTGTTGAACCTGGAGCTGAAGTACTTGGAGTAGGAGTTGGTGTCGGAGACTTACTTGGTGTAACCGATGGAGTAACACTCGGTGTAGGTGAAGAAGTAGGTGTAGGTGATGGGTCTCTTGATGAGTCAATAATAGCAACACTAATAGTCGTACCTGGACCATCAAGAGTTAAGAGCATTGTCTCAGTACCTTCTGTTTTACTATCTTCAACTGCTGTAATGAAACGCGCACCTTGATTATTATTGACTGTAAAGTTACCAGTTAAAGGTTGTGCAATGTCATCTGCATCAATACCAGTGATTGTATATGGAACTAATGTACCATCAGCAACAGCTGTTGTTGTAAGAGTTATAACAACCGTCTCACCTTCATTAATAGCAAAGAAGTTACTAACAAGACTATATGTTGGAGTCTGACTTGGTGATGGGGTAGGTGTCGGAGATGGTGCTGGCGTACTACTTGGATCTGGCGAACTACTTGCCGCAGGTGTACCACTAGGAGATGGTGCTGGCGTACTACTAGGGTCAGGAGAGCTGCTAGCCGCTGGCGTACCACTCGGGGATGGTGCTGGTGTACTACTAGGATCTGGTGAACTACTCGCAGCTGGAGTACCTGATGGTGATGGCGCCGGGGTGCTACTTGGATCAGGAGAGCTACTTGCTGCAGGTGTACCGCTCGGAGAAGGAGCCGGTGTACTACTTGGATCAGGTGAACTACTTGCAGCTGGAGTACCACTTGGTGACGGGGCTGGAGTGCTACTTGGATCAGGCGAGCTGCTTGCTGCAGGAGTACCTGATGGTGAGGGAGCTGGAGTGCTACTTGGTGAGGGTGAACCACTACCACTTGGTGTCACACTTGGTGAAGGTGGTGGTGAAGGTGAAGGAGAGCCACTACTACTTGGAGTAGGACTCGGACTTGGTGTCTTACTCGGTGAAGGTGTAGGAGATGGAGTAACACTTGATGTTACCGAAGGACTTGGGCAAGGAGAGTAAGAAGAAGCAGGTGTACCACTCGGGGATGGTGTAACACTTGGACTTGGAGTACCACTTGGAGTATTACTTATTGAAGGAGATACACTTGGTGATGCTGTTGGAGTAGCAGTACCTGTAGGTGTAGGAGTAGATGTCTGAGACGGTGTAAAGGTTACAGTAGCTTGAGGGGTACTCGTTGGAGTAGGGGTCGGAGTAGCTGTACCTGTAGGAGTAGCTGATGGATTAGACGGTGCTACATACGCTGTAGTTGATGTCTGTGTAGGAGTTGGTGTACTTGTACCAGTAGGTGTAGCTGTCTGTGTAGGTGTAGGTGATACACACATCATAGGACAGTTAAGAGTATATGTCCAACCTGGTTTATCATGAACAGGTGATTGAATAGTTACATAAGCATCTGTCTCATTAAAGATTGATTGAATAGACTCTTTGAACCCTTCTGTAACAGTGTCAACAACTGGATATCCATCATCAGCAAGAGTAGTACCAGTGAAATCAAGTCCTTCTTTAACTAATGCATCAACAAAGACTTGTCTCTTATAACCACCATAGACATAAGCAGCGTTACCAACAAAACCAGTATCGATAATAGTAGTACCTTTATACTTAACAATGAAACGATCTGGTCCATCTTCAACATCGTAAGTAAGTCTTACACAACGATCATTGTTGTTAGTAGGAGTAACTGTTGGTGTCTGAGTTGGTGTAGGAGTACCGGTCTGTGTATGTGAGATGGTAGGAGTAGGAGTGCCAGTAGTGTTTGGCTTCGTTTGAGTAGGTGTTGGAGTACCAGTACCTGTAGGAGTGTTAGTTGGTGTACCTGTCTGTGTTGGAGAAGGTGAAACAATTCTTGAACTACTCGGTGTAGCAGTTGGTGTTACTGGATTAGTAGCTTGTGGAGTAGGTGTCTGAGTATTAGAAGCTGTAGGAGTAGGTGTTACACCAACATTACCATTAGTAGGTGTTTGTGTTGGTGTATTAGTCTGTGTAGGAGTTGGTGTACCTGTACCGGTAGGAGTTGGTGTACCGGTTTGTGATGGTGATACAGCAGGTGGACTATATGGAGTAACTGATGAGTAAGCAGCTGGTGAATAACCATCAAAGCCAATCTCAAGAACACGATCTGCTTCACCAGGTGCCATAAAGATTTGCTGATTCATTAATGAACCATCTGTATACCAAGCTAAGTCAGCTCCAGAAGCATCTTCGTCAAGAACAGAACTAAGAGCCTGGTAAGCAATAGAGTCATTCGTAGGATCAATCGAGATCTGGAAAGGAAGGTTCCAAGGTGTGTTATAAACTTTACCATCTGGTCCTAATACGGAGAACAAACTTGCTGATTGTCTACCCCATGATGCACCTCGTACTTCTTCAGCACCGGTATAACCAGCAGTCATGTAATGTACAAGAGTATGTGGATAAGGTACCTCAGTTACTGTATCATTTGACGTATCAATCTTAAGAACACCACGAGCATGAGTACCATGTGTGTAGATACAACCATTAGAAGCAAGAACACCACCTTTGTACTTGTTCCATTGAGGACAACGTAAGAAAAAGAAGTCTGTTGTTGCTGGAGTAGAAGTATCCATATCAGCAAGACCTGTAAGCTCTGTACTAATAAAGGAAACCGAGTCATCGTTAAGGTCAATAACCTGTACACGACTTGAACCATAAGGTATAACGTACATCTTATTGTTACCACCATTAACTGCACCCCAGAACGAACGATAGATGAAAGGATAGTTGGCTATATCATTTGCATACTGATTTGAACGATCATCTTCAAACTCCGATTCAGGTACTGTATAAGGAATAGTAGTAACTGCTGACTCATTACCATCAGCATCGAAAGTAAACTTCTTAGTAGACTCAGATCCACTATAAGATGCTAAGTATGCAGCACCAACACCATTACCGTTATCAAGAAGACCAATACCTCTTGTCTGTAAACCATAACCCACGTTAATAGTATCAACAGTAACGTTACTTGGGTCTGTGGTATCAATAATAAGTGGTCCGTAAGCAGCATGCGGTGCAGCATAGATACGCTTGTTAGATGCATAAGCAGCTCCAACCCATTTTTGAGTACTTGTAGAGATACTATTTACATTAAGGAATGTCTGTGAGTTATCTCGAGGATCTGTACGTACAATAGAAGAAGCAGCATAAGGAATAGAGTAGTGATAGCTGTTATGATCAGTTACACTACCACGATATTGAATTAGCGTTCCATTACTAATATCATTACCAATATAAGTATACTCTCTATCAGTAATATTGTATTGCTTAAAGCCAGCCATGTTGTACTGAGTAAGAGAATAACCGGTGCTAATACCTGCTGAAGCATCAGCATTAACAATCATTCTATTGACATCATTATAAGAACGAAGGTTAGTAATACTATCAAAGTCACCTGTAGTTGAAGTAACACCTAAGAAGATAAGCTCATCATCGATAAGAGCCATGTTAGGTGAACCTGAGTCACCAGCAATCTTATTCTCGTACCAAGCTTGTAAGTCGCTATCATATGGAGCAGAGAAGTTGATGCTACTATTACCATCTTGATTAAACTCGTCAGGGTGAGAATCAAATCCCATTCCAGTAGCTACACCAAATTCGATTGTAGAGATTCTATGTAGTATAGACTTCTCCTCTTGATCAGTTGATACAAAAGTACAATCATTAGGATAACCAAACCACTTAGTATTGGAGATAAACTCTGATGGTTTAAAGTACTTGTAAAGATCAGGTGGGAAAACTTTGAGAGGCTCAATGTCAGAAGGAAGATCACTATCAAGAAGTGCAATATAGTAGTCACCATATGCTTGAGAATAACCACCACTCGAAGCTGTAGGAGCTGGTGAAGCAGTGTGAGTAATTGTACGTGTATACTTAGTATTGTCTCTACCGTAGAAGTAGATAACCGAGTTAGGTTGGACAAAAGCATGACGTGTGAACATCATATGCCTTGGTGTTAAGAGAATACCACCATAGATAGCACCATCAACATAACCTGGAAAGGTTTTATTGTTGAGAGGAGGAATACCAGTAGCACCAACGAGGTCATGCATCCAGTTATCTTCATTTCTCTCTAATGTATCAACATCCGGAAAGTTATTATACATCGGCTTATCCGTCGATGCATCATATCCGTTAATTACTGCGAATGCGGAATCATTAAGTGCTGTTACTAAGTCTCTGGCCATTTTAATATAGGGTATCTAAGTTCGTAAATACAATCTTACGAAGGGTTTCATGTTGTTGGGTTAAGCTGCAGAGGTACTCATCTTCAACACCGCAAGAGAGAGTGTAGTATGGGCAACCTACAGTAATGCCCCAGTTAGATGATGAAAGAGGCTCGTATACCTCAACAAGAGCTCTTGATGTATCAGAGTCTTTATAGAATGAACTTGTAGCAGTAGTTAATGTACTACTAACATATGGGTAACCATCAGGAGCAAGTGAGGTAGTTGGGTAACTACCGTGATTAGCTGATGAAAGTATACCGGTAATGAATGTAGATCTTGATGCACCTTCGTAATCGAATGCTGCATTACCAACAAACCCTGTATCAAGCTTAGTTTCTCCATCAAGAGTGATAATAAAGCGGTATGGGTCGCCGGTAGTTGACCAAGAAGTCTCAACATCACCAATAAATGCTGACATCTGGTATAAGAAAGTAGAAGGGTAGAAGCCATCTGCTGTACTAACAGCTATATCACAAGAACCATCTGGGCAACCTACATGAGGCTCCATACCTAAGAATGGGAGTACTGGTTTATCTTCTTGCTCTGGTACACCTTGAGGTACAGGACCAAGAACATCTGTGTTATTAGTGAATGGTACAATTGGAGTAAATGCTAACTCTTCATCATTGATGCTATTTTGATTACCTTCAACGTGAAAACCATCAACAACAATCTCTCCAGTTACAGAAGCAGCAGTAATAGGCTTAACGAAGGAAACACCTGGTCTATATCTTGTAGAACTATCAAAGGTAAGAGTAACATCTTGAGTAAGGATATGAGTAAAGAACTCTTGACCTTGTAACTTATAGTCTACAGTTAATGTCCTACCATAGTTACCAAGTCTTGCTCTAACTGTCTTCTTACCTGCTTCAATAAGGTCAAATGCTGATACCGATTCAGTAGAAACAATACTACCAGCAGCATCTCTAACATGTACACCATTTAAACTAACAGCTGAAAGACCATCTCTCGTATCACCACTACCATAATCATCGATAGGTAAACCAAATGCACCTAAAGTATCAAATCCTACACCAACTACTTTACCTTGCAAAGGCTCGGCATTAAGACCAAGATCATCTGTACCTGTATAACCAACATCAGGACCAACACCACCACCAACTAATGCTGATAGAGCATCTTGAAGGAATAAGCAGAAGCCAATCTCATCACCTGGTGTAGTATTAGATAGTTCATAAGTAAATGACCATGTAATATCATATTCAGGAGACATACCTTCATCGAATACAGCTATAGAAGCTGCATCGGCAGGGAGACCAGTTGGATATACCATACACTTATTTAATCGTGTGTATGGCGTTTACAAGAGATAAATTACATTCCCCACTCAAACTTAACCATACCATCAGCTGAGTTCTCATAAGAACCACCAACACTATGATTAGCAGCACCAGGAGCACCTGCACCACCCCAGAATGAAGCATTACCATTCACTTCTTCATCACCAGAGGAGGTATCCATACCACCCCAAGCACCTGAAAGCATATGCACACTTAAGACATAATCATTTGTAGGAAGAGAAGAACCACCATTAGCAGTAAGTCCACTTGCCCATGAGTCTCTTGCTGGAGCAATAGCACCAAATGAGCGAGCAAGTTCAGTACCGCCAACAGATAAGAATGAAGCATTACCATTTGTACGAGCTGTAGTAGGACCAGCACCAACTGTATAAGCAATTGAAGTGCCGATTGGAGCTGAAAGAACTCCATATACTGTAGAAGCAGCACCACCAGCAACACTACCACCAGTAGAACCGGAACCTGTTACCCAGAACTTAGTGTAAGTAGCTTGTGTTGTAAATGTACCAGAACCAGCTGTATCGTTAGCTTCTAAACCAGGAACTGGAGCAGCAATAACAACATCATCAGCAATTGGAGAGAATGAATCACCTTCACCAATAGCAGAACCATTTACAGTAGCATTAAGACCTTCAACACTAAAGGATGGGTTAGAAACACTATCTGGAAGAGCTTTAATAAAGTAAGCAACTCCTTTTGTTGTATAGTCACCACCTGCATTAGTAAGGTTACCATCTGTAAAGGAGCTAATGTCTGTAGTACCTACATGAACACTATCTGTATAGTCTGGAAGAGTAAAGTTAACTGAACCACCACCATATGTTTTACCAATAACAGCTGATAGAGTTGGGTAATCAGCACCTGCAACGGATTGACCATTACAAAGCAACCATCCTGAAGGCATATGAGCACCACTTGCAGCAGCAACAACTGTACCTACTGGAATAGCAGCTGCAGAAGAGTTAAAGAAGAGAGTAGCATTAGATTCTGGAGCTGACCACTTAAGGTTACCAGCACCATCAGCTCTTAGGAAAGCATTTGAAGCACCAAGACCACCAGTAGGGAACTGATAGTCAACAGCATTGATATTTAAGTTCTGAGGTAAGTAAAGGTGTGAAGTTGTATTAGGAGTAACTCTATTAGTCTTAATTTGAGTAGCACTCAAAGAAATCTTACCACCAACCATCTCGATGGAGTTACCAGTAAGGTCGGTTGAACCAGCAAAGTTGGAAGCTGATAAAGTACCAACTCTAAGTGTACCAGTAGCATCATCAACAATGATTGAACCATCAGCAGCTTCAAAGATAACTGCAATACGATCCCAATTACTACCATTCTTAGAATATAAGGTATTGGTTGTGGTGTTAAAAGCAAAGTCACCATCAGCACCTTCTGTTATCGTCTCATGGTTAGCAGAAGAACCGAGGAACTTATTACCTGCTATCGTACCACCTTGAGTAGAACCATCACCAACAAATAGTCTTTTACTATCTGTAGTAAAGCCAAGCTCACCTTGATCAAGGGTTATAAGCTGACGATCAGCATCTGTACCTCTACGTACAAGAAGTTTAAGAAGAGTGTTTTCGAGGATTTCGATTTTCTTTGACATGATTATTAGAATTTAAAGACTGGAATTGCAAAGTTACCATTAGTGCCTGATGCTATTTGCATAAAGCCTGCTGATGAAAGAGATATTGTAACAGCACCTCCAGCACCATTACCTGATAGAGCAGTAACAACTACTTCATTACCTGGATCAGCAGCATCCATAGAACCGAAGAAGATCTCACCACCACCTGTTGTAGATGTACCGGAAAGGTTTTGTTCAATAGTACTATTACTAGATGTTACACGACCCTTTGAGTCGAACTCTGATGTATTGAATGGGCTTATTGTACCACCACCAATTGTCTCAAGTCGAATAGTAGAACCACTCTTCTCAAGACCTTCACCTAAAGCAGCTGCTTGAATAGCATCACCATCAACTGTATCTGTACCTGCAGCAGCAAACTCAAGCTTACCACCTGCAAATGTAAACGCTTCAGTAACATCAACGCCAATCGGATCACCAGCACCACCACTAAGACCTAAGCCAATATCACCTGCACTGATATTAACTCTTGTTGATTCCATTTTACCTGAACCATTAATTGTAATGGTTGAGTTATCAATAGCAGCTGAAAGACCTGTTGAAGTAAGTTCAATACCACCATTAGGTACTACGAAATCGGAAGAAACCTTATCGATGGTAATACCACCATCCTTAAGTTCAAGTAAACCACCTGTATAGTCAAGTGTAGTACCATCAGTACGAGTACCAACAAATGTCCAAGCACTAAGCATTGTAGCATCAGTACCAGAAAGCTGATATAGAAGGTTATCTTCATACACCATATCACCAGTAACTGCCTCTGCAAGGTCTGTTCTTGTACCAACATACATTGGTGGGTGATTCTTAGCTCCTAAGACATTACCACCTGAAAGGAAACCGTCACCAACAAATACTCTTTTTGAGTCTGTTGTATAACCAAGTTCACCTTGTTCAAGGACTACACTCTCACGTTGAGCATCTGTACCCCTTCTTAATTTAAGTTTTACGATTTCGATATCTGGCATTGTTCTAAAATGTTAAGCTGTTCGTTCCCAGACATACATACCGAATGCTGGAGGAAGGTTGTTATGAGGTTGATTACCACCTGTATTGTCAGGTAAGAGATCCGTACTTTGAGGATAGCCACTTGGACTACCATGATCACCATAGTAGTTAATGTTATCGTCATTACCAAGCTTAGAAGAGTTCTTAATGGGGTGGGTGTGAGCTGGAAGCTCGGAAACTGTTAATGTATGGCCATACTCTCCTGATGTATCTGTATCACCAGCTGTTACTGTATGAGAAGTACCATTAATGTCTGTACCAGTACCAACACCAGCAACAAATTGACCTTCTGCAACTTGTGTCCATGATGTACCAGCCATACGAGAACCTGGGTTGTTATTGTCTTTAGAGAAGAACAATGAACCTACAGGATATATGACATCTGCAATTGCTGCAGCAAAGTTAGGACCAAGTGTACCACTTACTTCTACCCCATTACCTTCTCGTCCTACTTGTAGAGCACTCTTATTACCAAATCCATCGTAGATGTCGGCTTTACCAGAAGCTGGAAGAGGAGCACCCTCAGCATGAAGAACACCAACATAAGTCTCTGAGACGTTGGTATTAGTTAATGATTTACTTGCCATACATATATTTATAAGGACAAGCTGATTAAGCCATTAGATTTCTATAATTCCAGCAGAAGTATATGATGGTTGTACCTCTGATCCAATACCAGGTTGTACAAAGTTCATTAATCTCTCTTGTAGTTCATACACAAGCGCAAAGCAACGATTAAGCACACCAGTAAGGTTCTCTTCATTACCATGTACATAGAGATTCTCAAGCTCTTGGATTAAGAACTTATCAAACTCAACGTTGTAATCGTAGTTATCAAGCTCGAGAACATCATCTACAAACTTACCAGTGAATCTACCAATAACGTTATTCTTAAGAGTAAGAGTATCATTAACAATCTTAAAGAGCTCTGTATTAACAACAGATTGCTGAATGAATGAATCGGTATTCAAAGAGAATGCAGCACTACCGTAGTTAGCATAGTTCACATCTTTGATTACTCGTTGATATGCTGTATGAGTTGGCTCATTAAAGAAGTACAATCTACCATCAGTAAGCATGATTGCTCTATCAGTACCATCTTGCGTTGGGAAGATGTTAAAGTTACTAATGCTATAGTCAAGAAGACCATCAACCTCTGTTTGACCATCAGAACCACCAGTATTGAGATTCCATAAGAAGTCACAATCAGAAAAGTTAACGTTAGTGAAGTTCCATCTGTTATTAATAACTGGGGTATTAACAACTACCTCACTTGGACGAAGAAGGTATAGTCTCTCAGTTCTAAACTTACCAATAACCTCAGTAGGACGAGTCTTGAACTTCTTATATACGGTTAGGTTACTTGAGAAGTACCAATAGTTACTATCAACACCAGAAAATGTAACATCGTTAATCTCTTCAGTATCTCCAAGCTTATCATTAAGGGTTACTTTCTCTTTATTCTCAAACTTATCACCATCAAAGCGATATAGGAAAGCAGTTCTATTAGATACGTTATTAGTAACAACATCTTTATAAGTTACAACATAGAAAGTACCAAAGTCTGGGTCAAATGCCATACCACCAAATGTCTCAGTTCTAAGATCAATTGAAGTGATACGAGTAGTAAAGTTAAAGTCACCATCAAACAACTTAACACAGAAGTTACCCGAATCGAGTACAGCAACTTTATCACCATGTGCTGCAAGTTTAGTAGGACGTAAGAACTTTGTTTGTCTTGTCTCACCACCAAAGCCACCTACAAGTTCGAGGTAGTTTCTCTTGTTCTTAAGAGCGGAATCATTGTTCTGATATCCTTCAATATCATACTTAAGAACAACATTGTTACCTGTATCGGAAACATACAAGAACTTACTTGTAGAAGCAAGTCCACCAAGTTCAGCAAATGCTAAGTCATTCTCTTTAGTCTCATACCCAGTAGAATCTTCAATAATAGCAATGGATGTACCTGAACCAGTTAAGGATATAAGGCTTGAAGATGTACAACAGAATAAAGAGAATTGATCGGTATCATCATAGTCAACTTGTGCAGTAGCATCTACAATATAACCAAAAGCACTTAGAAAGTTGTTATCAGCAAATCTAACGTTAGACTTAAACTCTGGATTGTTCTCATCACTTACGTTAATCTCAAAACCAGTAGAGTAGCTATTAGGTACTGAAGCGTATGTGATTGTTTCAGTAGCAGGAAGTTTGTTAGAGGAGATAAACAAACGAGAGTAAACATAAGTATTGTTCTCTCTAAGTTTATCTAACTTGAACTTGAATAGATCGAAGTTGAAGTTGTCATTAAGGTTGAATAGACAATCGTTTTCCTTATTTGGTAGAGTTAGCTCAACATCATCAATAACTCTATCTTGAAAGTAGTTAGTGTAAAAGAGATCTGTAGCATAAGTAGACTTCGGTGATAGAGTCTTACCTGTACTTACCTCAGTAGCAACACCACCTTTTAACTGGGCATAACCACTAAAGTCAGCACCCGTTAAAGTGAATAAGCTACCATCGGTATGGATCTTTTTATATGTTGTATAGTCTATCATCTTAATACGTTTTGAAAATTACATCATTGATCTTAACACCAACTGGTGCAAAGCTATTAGCTTCAGCAAGTATAGAGGTCTTAATCTGCTCTCTAACAACCTCATCTGTTATCTTAAGGTTACGAACAACAATATCGATGTTCTTAGAAGAGTTAGTTCTGTTAAACTTGAAGAACTGCTGAATCTCTGTCTTGGATGTTCTTTGACCAGCAGGTATAGAAAGTACAATATCATCTATCTTCTTCTCAAGTAAGAAAAGAGCATAAACGAGTTCTGTGTCAATAGCTTCATTGTAGATATATGGGTTAGCTATTGTAAGGTCTTTACTGTAGTAGTATCCTGGTTGCTTTAAGTAAGTAGAAAGATCCATGTTACTCTGGAAACCAGCAGAACCAATAAAGAACTCATCACTAAAGATATCTTGGATAAGGTACTTACCTGGAGAGAAGGTTTGGTTCTCATACAATACGCCATTTACATAGAGAGTAGCATTACCTTGTTTAGTATCAAGTCTATAAGTAAAGTTATAGAAACCTGGTTCGAAGGAAGATGGGTCAAAGGCAATATTCTGTGAAAGGACATCTTCGGTATTAAGATAGTTCCTTAAGGTAAGCTTAAAGTCAATAGACTTAGCATCATAGTTATGAGTAAGTGTATTGTAATTAGTAAGCTTCTTACCAGTAGTGTTACTTGCAAGAATACCATCAATACCAGTAGCTGATAAAGTAGGAAGTGAACCTTTAATACCATACAAGTTCTTATCAGAGCCTTCAGCAAGGAAGATTGGGTAAGTTACTTGATTACCATTAACATACTCGTTAACCCAATCAACCGAAATAAACTGACCACCTGAAAGTGTAGTAATATCACTTACTTGTGTTGGTATTGTTACATTGGCAAGAGAACCAGAAAGCTCAAACACACCACTAGTATTGAACACGTGATATTCATCAGTCTTAACAGCGTAGATCTTATCACCAGCTACAACAAAGTCTTTAATGTCACCCTTAAGGAATGCCTCAGGTGCATCATCGAGGTTGTGCTTAACAATATAAGAAGATACTTGGTAGAATACTGTATTGTCATTCTCCCAGTTCTTATTCTTACCTACAAGCTTATACGTGTTATTGTTATACTCAAGAACGTTGTCATATAAGCAAAACTCTTTCTCATAAACATCAAACTCTCTTGCAGAAAGATCTGTAACATCGAAAGTATCAACATCGAAACGTCTTACCTTTTGATCAGAAGAGATAAAGTCAATATGATCATAGGTTTCGTAGAATCCATAGTAATCAAGAATCTCTGTACCACACTCTAACTTAATCTTGTTACCTTGTGAGTTAACCTTATAGAATAGGTTACCAGCTGTAGTAACAATATAGTCATCAAGTGCACTTCTCTTAAATACGTTCTTAATCTTAGTCTTGAAGTCAACCTTATTACGTAGTGTAAAGTCGGTGTTGTAAATGTATAAGGTATTCTCACTAACAACATGTACAAATGGTGTAACGGTCTGGTCTTGGAATATACCAAATCCTCTGTTAGTGTTATTACCAAGAAGAGCAAAACCATACTTATGGTTAGGGTCAAGATACATGTTAAAGCTTGTAGTGAAGTTCTTAGTCTCATCTACTTGCTTAGCTACCTCAAAGCATGCAAAGTTAGTACCATCAAAGGTAAACTCTGTACCATTAAACTCATTACAAACATTCTCAGTCTCACCTCTAACAACCTTTGATGTAGTATAGCTATCAAAGCTTGATACTAATGGTGTAGAGCTTTCTACAATCTTACGAATGTCAGCATTACCAATACGCTCATACTTAACACGTGTATTAGGTGTGATAGCAGCATCACTCTTCTTATCGAAGAACTTCTCTTTATTAAGAACAGCGTCAGATACATCAAGATCAATACCATCTACACTATCAATGAAAGAAGCATCAAAGTAGGAAGTAGCGGAAAGAGCAGCTTCCTTAGAAATCTTATCTGGGTAATAGTAACGATCAACCCATAATCCCTTCTCACCAAGAGTACCACCACTTAACCAAGTACAAAGAAAACGACCATTGTCATATTGGGTAGTATTCTTACGTTTAACAAATACCTTATCGGCTAAAACAGGAGTAGGACCAGCGAAAGCACCATTAAAAGCGAAAGTGGAATCGTTGATGTTGAGCTTAGCATAGGGGTAAATTGAAGAGGGAGCAGTGAAGTAAGTATCACTGCCATTTTCCACGTACACGTCTTTATCATAAAAGCTATAGTTAAGGTTGATCTTATTAAGACCTTTTTCTTGATCAACACCAGTCTCAAGATTGTAGTATTCTCTTGGATCAACACCAAGACCAACTTTACTATCAACCATATTAGAACCACGCTTAACGTAGTTAAACTCAGAGCGGTTAGTATCTAAAGCAAAGTAGTTAACTGGAAAACTATCAGCTGAGATAGAATTGTAGTTAGCAACTAACATATACTGACCATCTTCATCAGTACTACTATTCTCACCATCGAGTATAAGGTTAGTTGTTTTAAAGCTATTGTAACTTGCAAAGCTCTTATTAATAAACTCTTTGTTTTGATCTAAGTTATAGTCAACGTGAATAAGGTTATTAATACCACGGTTAAGATCACCAGATAAAAGAGGTTGTAAGGTTAGTTCACTACCACTTAAAGCAACAACTTGAAGCTTGGAATCATGAAACTTGTAAAGTTGTAGATAACCATCATCATCGAGAATGTAGCGGAATACATCAGCTTGCTCTCTATCAATGTTCTTATAATCATCCGTGTTCTGATAGAATACAAATTTGGTATCATTTGTATCATTGAAGTTTAAGTAGAAGTCAAAAACACCGTTGTTATGCTTAATGCGGCAAAGGTTATTGTTAAGACCCTCAATCTCGAAGAAATAGTTATTCTCGAAGAATCCTGTCTTTTCTAATGGTTGAATACCAAGTGCTTTTTGCTGATCTGTAGCATCTTCGTTGCTCTTGAAGATGTAGAAGTATTCAGCAGGTGCATCACCAGGTCTCTCAAAACCAAGTCTTGTAACTAATGATGTTGATTGATCTTCCTCTAATGAGGAGATGGATATGAAATTTGTGAGCTTATCTCTATTTGTGATATAGTATGAACTATAGTTGTTAATAGAGCTATCTTTAGCACCAGAAAGTGCATCAATCTTGTTAACTAAGAATCCCTGCTCTAAGTTGGATTGTGACTGATTGACAGAGATATACCTATCCTGATACTCTGCAGTAGGGAACGCAACAGCACTTGTAGAGTGAGTATAAATGTTAGCCATTATACATATTTAATGGCAAAGTCTATTTATACAATCAGTTATTTAGATAAGTTACGTATGTACGATGGTCAAATTTACTCTCTAAGTTAGCAACTGTATTAGAACCAGAAGTACCTACCATTTGAGTAGATTGAATACCAAGCTTCTTAATGTTATCGTAGTAGCTCTCTCTTACTAGCTTAATAGGTTGGAAGATATTAGCATAGAATCCATTATTGTAATGAATTAAGAACTGAGCAGTTAGTGAAGTAGCAAAGGAGCTTGTAGAAGGAACAAATGTATGTTCATAGCTATCAAGAATAGTACCACCAACTTTACCATAAAGCATCTCATTGAAGATAGACTCTTTCTTGTAGTTAAATACAAGATCTTTCTGATTGAAGCTAATATCAGATCCATCACCCCAGTTAATGTCCAATGTAAGTGCCTGGTTAGCAGCTTCATCAATACCAGTTAAAACAAACGTAATAGTAGGGTCACTTTTAAAGGTGATCTCATCTTTAAGAACGTCTGTGTTTGCTGTAGTAGCTGAAAGGTTAATATAGATGTTGCTCATTAGATTGTAAGTGTAAAGTTATCCCTTGTAAAGGTACCACCATTAGCTGAGATAGAACCGAAGTTTGACTCATCACCAAATGTAGTTGTACGTACAATATTATTTAGTGTCTCATACCTATTAGAGTCAATAGCACTTAAAGTATTATCGATTAACTTGAATGTAACATCAACAAGGTGAGTAAAGTCGTTCATATCGTTAGCAATGTATGTCAACTTGAAGATGTCATTTCTGCTATTGTATGCAATGTTAGGAGTATGAATAGAAGTAGGAACATAGTTACGTATTCTATTATCAACATCGTTAAGCTCAAAGTCACTAACGGAGTTACCAACATCCTTACGAGGGTAGATCAAACGTGACTTATTGGTATCAATTGAGTATTCGTAAATCTCAGGGTAGTAAGCTTTGTAGTTGTCGGCATCATTTGTGCACTCACCATCCTGCTTAAACTTACCGAAGTAGATCTTACCGGTCTTTTCTACGTAGAATCTATTAGTGAAGGAATCGGTGTTATCTGCACTACTTGCTGGGTAGTAAGTATTGACTGTTGATGGCTTGTTGAACTTACCACCTTCATACTTAATCTTATCAACAAGAAGACCTGATCTTGTCTCAAGGAAAATTGTATTTTGTATAATATCGAAATCTACAAGCTCATGATTAAGTTGCCCTTGAACTGCAGTAGAGTATTTACTGATTGTAGGCTCGAGAGCAGCTGAGAGTTTCTCTGATGTAGAATATGTACCATTCTTAACATATAGAGTACCATCTAAAGTAGCTTTCTCTTCAGTAGTAAGAGATGTAGCACTTGAAGAGAGATTAGAGAGAATTGTACTTCCTCTTGCATCAGTAGAGTCAACATATCTTAAGTTATCACCATAGAGAAAGTCATTTGCAAGTTGCACATCGTCTGTAAAGAAACCACCATCGTAATCCTTATAACCAATACCAGCAGAAAGGTAGTACTTAACATCTGGGAAGAATGCTCCACTTTGATCTACGGTACCATCAGCAAGGATTGTGTAATGTGAGTTTCCATTAGCATTATCAGGAAGTTCTCTACCATCAAGGAAAGTAAGAGCACCACCATCTCTATACAATGGAATTAGGTTTCTTGAATCTTGGATGAGATCTTGGTAAGGGTAGAACTCTCTCATATACAACCAAAGTGGGTCATATGCCTCAAGAGCAGAGTATCCATTAGTATGTGTACTCATACCAGATCTAACTGTATTACCATTTTGACCAGTTAAGCTATAATCGAAAGAGGTACCTTCAAATGGGTCGAAGAATAAGTGACCATTGAGTAGAAGGTTCTTAACTGTATTAGATACATCTTCTTCTCTTGGCTTAAGAGGGTCATACTTGAACAAAGCATACTCATTACCATATACATCGGTCTGATGCTTATCAACAAGACCTTCATTATAGAGATCAGTAAAGTTAATCTTATAACTGATGTCATTAAGATCTTTAAGTTGTGTAGAGTTACGTTCCTTTGTAGTATAAGACTCAAAGGTAGTTACCTTATTAGTAGTCTTTGGATCACCAGCAGCATAACCACTAGAAACGTTTCTTGTATTACCACGATGATCAAACTTGTAATATACAGGGTAGTTAGATTGTGGATTAGTTGATACGTTACCAAACTTAGCTGGATCAGGGAAAATGTAAACTGTATTGTTAGCTAATGTAGCAGAGTCAATCTCGTAGTTATAAGTCTCAGCTTGTAGCTTGAATAGACCAATATCATCTGGTTGGAAGTTAAGACCAACATCACGTAGAAGCTTTTGCTCGTTACTTGGAACAGTTGCAGTATCAGCACCTTGTAAGTTAAGAGCATTAGCAGCAGGATTGTCTGCAGCAAGCATTAAACCTGAAGTAGCAGGTGTAGTTGATGTATCAATATAGTATACATCAGTACCAATATACTTTTGTACAAGAGCTCTCTTTAATGCATAAAACTCGTTAAGAGGAATTCCACCTTTTTTGTATTGATTGTAAAGTTGAACTAAGTCGTTATCTGGATTACAAATAGCATCATACTCTTCTGGAGTAATAGCTGGTGGGTTGATTGTAAAGGTTCTAATAGCTCCAATAAAGTTCTCATCACCAGTAATGGCTTTAATACCTTCTGGATCTAACCAGTACTTGGTATCTATCTCGTTAATGTTATTACCATTAGCAGTAGATGGAGCATCAAAGTAGTCACCATATACATCAACAAACTCTTCAATCTCAACACCAAGACCTTGAACTGCTTTAAACACTTCATCATTCTCTGTATCAAGTGCATCTTCGGAGTTAAAGATAAAGTTGTAAATGTTATCAAAGATAGCCTTTTCGAGTCCAGTTTGTGAACCCTTCATCTTGTTTCTATCAATAACATACTTACCTTCATCACGCTTCTTCTTATAGAATAGAGCAATGTCTTTAAGTCTGTTAGCAAAGAAAGGAATAGCAACATCCAAGTCAGCTGGATCGTTAAAGTCTATCTTCTCAAGGAATCTCTTCTCTGTCTCTGTAGTATAGTTAACGACAATCTCTTTAATGAACTGTCTGTAGTAATCTTTGAACTGAGTCTTTTGTTCTTCCTCAGAACCACCTTGGTTAGCATGCCATGCTTGAAGATAAGAAGAGTAGAATGAACTATACTCTTCAGGTGAGTAGTCAGCTTGAGTATTGTTAATGAAGTCCAAGAAGGAGAATGGAGCTACAGTATCCTTATAATCAATCTCGTTAGAGTTTGTTATAGAATATTTAACAAGTACTGTTCTTAATGATGTATCTGACATAGTATTAATCTTCGAAGAGTTCTAAGCCCTCGTAAAGGCTTTGAGCAAAAATGTTTGACATTGTACCATTATTCTTAGACCAATCTTCGTAAGAGGTCATAGTATAAGAAATGGTTGTATTAGGATCGGTCCAATCAATGATAGAATCGGAAATGTCACCTACAGTTTCTCTCTGGTAGTAGAAGTTGTAGATGTCCATGATATCTCTACCACCCCCTGAGAGTAATGGCCAACCCCAAGTAGAGCTGTAATCACTTAATGAGTAGAAAGTAGAGTGTGATGAAAGAGCATCTGTAAGAATCTGTAATCCATTCTCAGTAATGATATCACAGTTAGGAAGTTGCTCCTGTACAATCTGAGTACCTTCATCCAACTCAACTGACTCAGCAGATAAGAGCTCACCAGATGTAGTAACGTAAATGTATCCAGATGTGGTTTGGATGGTTGGTGTTATTGAAGCACTAAGAGGTAGGTTAGTATTGAGTGTAATAAACTCACCACTATACTTTTCGTGAGCTACAATAGGCTCACCAACAATAATTTTACTACCTGCTGATAGAGCATCTCCTAGGTTTTCACCATAACAATCATTAAACCTATATCCGTAAGATTGATAGTGTGTATTGTCTCTATTTCTTCGTCCAAACAGCTTAGACTTGGAGATACTAAGGAGATCCATAACTCTCGCAAGCTTGGGTGGAAGTGAGTATTTGTTAAGTTCCGGTAGATCAAGTAACTGAAGAATACCATCAAGTTGATCGATATTCGACTCATCAATAGTAGAGTTGTTATCGAAGAAGTTTTGAATCTTCTCGTAAGTAGCTTTACCAACAGAGTCTTGAGTAGAGGAAAGATCACCAAAGATAGAACCTAAGAAGTCACTCATCAATACTCTTGCATCACTAAAGAGAGGTTGTATAGCTATATCCTTAAATGTTGCCTCAAAGTCAATTTGCTCATTCTGCTTTGATACTGTATAGAAAGAAGAAGGATAGATAGTAAATGTATTACTAACACCTTCATGGAATGGTCTGAACGAATCAGAAATAACTGAATGTGCACTTAAGTAAACATTCTCTAAAGTAGTTTGATTATCAGTAGTGAAGTATCCCTTATAGAAACCACCCTTACTTAATGTTGAGAGTTCTTGGAAGTTTGAGGTTACTTCAATATCATAAGAAGTTATACCATCAGTAAGACTTAAGTCCAGAGAAGCATTTGTAGTGCTAAGCAATGGCATATTCTTCTGGGTATTGTTATAGTCATCCTTGACCTTAACAACAAAAGCAATTTTAGAACCAGCAAACTTAGTCTTACCAATATCAAAGATTGTATTACCATCGTAACCTTCACTATCAATACCATTTGATGTAATAGTTAAGTTAGCATACGTATTACTTTCATTGATAGAAGCATTAGCACCATAAGTTGTAGTATTAGTATTATCAAATATACTACCTTGTTCAAAGCCAAATAGTAGGTTATAGTCACCAACAATATCACTCCTAAAGTAAACTTCATCAGTACCAGTTAACCCAGCAAAGAAAGCATCTTCATCATTCTTATCTGTATAAACAATCTGGTTATTAGCATCCAACTTAATGTAGATCTTCTTATCAATGGTAGTTATAACATTAGTATCTAATGTCTCAACTGCATTACTAGTTATGATTTGTACAAAGGAAGAAGATGGCTTAAGGTGACCATAAGTCTCTTTATCATAACCATTACTAAAGAAATCTGTATCAGTAGCACCAGAAGAGTAAGCAACAATAGTAGGTGTACCAACACGAAAAGAGTTATATCTCTCAATAGTGATAGGATTGATAATCTCCCCTGTATTGTGAACAATGTCAGTAGGTGAATCAATGATAAGCTTATCTTCAATAAAGTCTTTAATTTCTACCTTAGAGTGAAAAGTATCAAAGTATCCCGTACCATCTTCATCATAGAGATAACAAGTAACCTTATATCTACCAGGCTTATCATAAGCATGTTGAGCAGTTACCGTTTCTGATGTTGTACTACCATCACCAAAGTCCCATACTACTCTCTTATTAGAAACGAAGTCAGCAATACCATCCTCTAAGTTAGGTGCAAATGTAAGAGGAGTGAAGGGTAATGCATAAGACTCATAGGTCTCTGTGCCAGTATAATCTCTGACATAGAAGAAATTGTACAAGAGATCAAACTCACCAGATTGATCAAGTTGTAGAGAGCTTAGCGACATACACTTATTTAATCGCCGAGCAAGTGTTTACAAGCGACGAAGTTCAATCTTATTAGCTATATCCTGTGGATTGTAGAAATAAGCGAACTGGAAATCTTCAAGCTGATAGTTGAGAGATTGGATAACACGATCTTCATCTTTATAGTCTGGATTCCATACAGCAAAGCTAAGGTTAGCTATCTCTGAATCACCATTAACTGTGTGAAGAGCTGTAACACCTGGAATGTTAAGAACATCGTTAGTAAGAGCAGCTACATCAATAACATCACCCAACTGTACGTTGTTAAAGTATGTGTTAAATGTATTGAATACTGCAGTCTTAACAGCACCATCGTTGATTGCTTGGTTTCTATCTAATGTAATACGTAACTTAGAGTTATTAACAATATCATCAATTGTATCATCAGTAGCAAAAGAACTACCAAGGCTAGTAGCACCGAAAGCAAAGGCCTTAAAGATTGGATCAGTAACAACAACGTTTTGTGTAATGTCTTTCTTATTATCACAGAAGTCCGAGATAAGCTGTTTTTGAGCAGCATTAAGGAAGTTTGGAATAGACCCATTCAATGTAGGATTACCATTAGGTACAGTATATACATATACGTTGTTAAAGCTTGTTGATGTAGAGAACTGAACTTGTGAGTAAAGAACACGAGCATCATCGTTACCATTAGCGAGACCTAAGTCATTGTAGTAAGCAAGTACCTTGGATGTGTAATCTTCGTTAGAGAGGATCTTAACATCACGTGTAATGTTATTGAAGTTTCTATTGATCTGATATCTGTAATCATCCTTAGTTACAAGACGGTTCTGAGAAGCAAATACCTTCGGAGCACTTGTTCTAATATCATCAACCGTTTCTGCTTTCTTAGTAGGTGATGATGCAGTAGGATTGTTAATAGTAAGGTCAGTAAGTTGAGCAGCTGTTACAATAGTCTGATCATTGTCAAAAAGAATGTCTTTAACTTCGAGGAAGTCCTTTGAACTATATAGAGTAAAGGTAGAACCAACGAATGCACCTGGACCAACATCACCAGCTTCGTTATCAGATATAACGTAGAATATTAAAACTGTATCATTGCCGTTAAGCTGCTTACCATTAAGATTATTACCAAACTTGAACTCGTAGTTACCAGAAGCATTAAGACGTTTCTCAAACTTCTTAGCATCAGCATTCTCAAGGAAGAGAGAAGCAGTCTCAGTATACTCATCCCATACACTAGTTACATTGTTCTGTACAAATATACTAAAGGTGTTATCACTAATGAACTTAGTACTGTTAAGATTCTTAGTACTTTGCGTAAATTGCTTAGACGTGAAGCTATCAACAAGAATGATATTCTCATATGGCTCACCGGTAGCATTAAATGTAGCTTCAGTAAGGGTACCTTGATATAAAGTAGTGTTTGATGCAGCAACTTCTTCAATAGTAGTATCAAGAGTCTTCTCAAATGTAATATCTTCTGTAGCTACAAATGTAGTACCATCAGCAGTGATAGTAGAGTAACGAGGAAGTGTATAAACATTAGAAGCTAAGTTAGCCGCTGAAAGAGAGATATTAACAAGAGAGGTTTGATCACCAAGAGGCTTATAACCAATGTTAGATACAAGCTTATTCATATTCTCATAGATAGTAGCTGTATCGAAGGTAGACTCGTTCGAAGTAGTATTGAGCTGGAAGAGAAGAACGTGATACATGTATGCTACAACATCAATAAACGCACTAAAGTTAGAACCCTCGAAGTTCTGATCCGTAAACGTCTCGTTCTCATTCAAACGCTCAATAATGAGACTCTTAAGAGAATCTGCATCGAACGTAAGGTATGCGTTCTTAGGAAGTTTGTAGTCTGTGAAGTCTTCTAAGCTCATTATAGATATTTAATCTATAAGCCTTAGTTATCAAACCAAAACATAGCCATCTTTGTTCAAGGTGGCGTTTAGTGATAGATCATAGATATCAAGTTTAGGAATACTAAATGATATCTCAATATTGTATTGATTCTGATCTTCTATACCCTCAATAGTTACTCCCTCTAATGTAACGCGAGGCTCTTGTACACCTAAGTTACCATAGATAAACTGACCTAAGAAGTATGCAGTGGTGGTATTAATAGGCTCAAATAGATAGCTTCTAAAGTCTAAACCAAATGTAGGGTTAAGGAGCTTCTGACCAGGTGTAGTTGTAAGTATATTCTTAACAGCATTTATAACAGATTGACCGTCTTGTAACTCATCAAGATCTTTAAGGGTCTGCTTAGAGTATAGCTCAGGCTTACCAAAACGAGTCATATCCAAGTCAAACTTGATATCTTTATACAAGTAACCACTTTCGAGGGACTTTTCCTCTATAGAGGTCAATTTAAGGTTATCTAATCTTACTGCCATTTTTTTGTATAAATATTTAGTCTCGTGACTAAATAATAGTATGGCTAAAGACAATAAATTTCTTAAACTTCTCGAGAAGTATCAATCACGCTTCGAACAGAAGGGTTTCCTTGTTGGTGATGTAGTTAAGTTTGATAAAGACTTTAAGAGTCACGATTCTTATAAGAGCATGGGTGATAATGTTAAAGAGCTTATCGACTCTTATATCGACTCTGGTCTTCACATTCGTGTCACCAATGCAGATGGTGGTAATGATATTGTAGTTGCACAAGATCACGGTGGTGGTCGTTTCGTAGGTAAAGTTACTATTCCAACTTCATTCATTTCACCAGTTGACTTCGGTGACAATCTTGCTCCTATTCCTGATGCACAACGTCGTGAGACAAAGATAGACATTAAGCCAGTTGAAGTTCCAGCACTTCCTACTGATGCTACTGACATGGGCTCAGAGGTTCCTACTGAAGGTGGTAATGACACCAACCCTTATCTTAAAGATGAAGATGAAGAGGTTGTTGAAGAGTCATACACTCAGCAGTATCTCTAATGCCTAAAGACGAAAAATGGTGTCCTGAATGCGGTTGCTTCAGTGAGGCCAAAAAGTTTAAGTCTTTTAGGTGTAAGCATTGTGTTAAAGAGAAGGGTGATCCTACTATGGATCTACCTAAGTATATTACAAGTAAATATATTAGAACCGAATCTGGACATTTTATACCTAAGGACAAAGTAGTAGTAGAAGTTAAGAAGCCTAAAAGGATTGTTAAAAAGACTACTAAGAAAGCTGCTAAACGAAAACCTGATAAGAAGGTTGTTCTTATAGAGAATAGAAAAAAGCCTCGTAAGAAAGCAGTTAAAAAAGCCAAAAAGAAATAATAGAAAAGCCGCTCCGAAGAGCGGCTTTCCTTTTGTTAAGGGTTAAAGGTCTCTTATGTAAGACCTGGGATATTTACAGTTTCAATGTCGTTCGACACCATGCTGATCATGTCCATTGGGGTTACCTGATAATCACCCCAGTTAGCTTGGTTTCTGATTTGAGCGTAGCCGTCACCGGTACCATCACCCATCAACCATAACTGCGCGGCATATCCCGCTGATTGGTTGTTTAGCTGCCAGCTGGAGTAGTTACCCGACTGATTCGGTGGACGCCATGCTTCACCAACTTTGTAGTCTACGAGCCACTGCTCCGGGTCACGTACCATCATGCTGATCTCAGTGTCCGATGGCATTGTTTGGCTTCGTCTCAAGGTAGCAATTGTCATAGCAGCAACCTTACCGTGGAAGTTGCGGTTCGATCCTCGACCACCGATGGTCGTATCACCTGATATCTCACGGTTCATTCGAGCTCCGAAGCTACCTGAGGTCCAATTGCCGGACGTTGAGAGGTTGGTACCTGTTGCACCCGATGTCAAGTTCACAATACGAATGTCGAAGCAATTAGCTATATCTGAGGCACTATGTCCACTACCCAGACGCTTACCGGTATGACCGATGTAGACTCCATACCATGTGCCTGCCGTTGAGGATAGTGAACCAAGATAGCACGCGTTCAGCGCTCCGGTACGACCCCATTCAAACCACAAACCGCGGCTGGAATCAATTCGTAGGTTGATGTTGTCATCAGTAGAACCAGCCCCTTCACCAACGTTCCAAACGTGTTGGTTGGAGGAGTTATTGTCAGAAGAGAACACGATTGATGTTGTCCATGGACGAGCATTAGCATCGCCTGACGCATTGCCGGTGTTCGAGCCACCTGTGGTTGTATTAGCAATACCAGCCATCATAACGGGACTGTAGAAGGACCCATCGAGCTTCTGTTCGGTCCTCTCATTCGAGCCGCTGAAGTCCAGAGCCTTTGTCCATGATGTAGTCAATGCAGCAGCGGTTGGAATTGATATCTCTGTGAGGGCTGTCCAATCAATCTCATCACCATCAATATCACCTCCATCGAAAGTCCAGAAGCTCATTACAACATCAAGGTTAGTTATACCATATCCTTGCTCACCTGTCTGTCCTTTATAACTAAGCCAGTTACCATAAGTAGTGGTGCTCTCAGAACCAGCAGTAACACCATTAGATCCATTACGTCCAAAGGCAGCTCTAATATTATTACCTGAACCTGTTACTTCTAAGAATGCAGCAGTAGAATTGCGTAATGATGTTGTGTTAAGAACCGTTGTGTTACCTTGACTACCACCAGCAACAATGGCCATGGTAACTTGACTACCACCAGAAGAGCAAACACCTACGATGTAAGTATTACCTTTGAAGAACTCTCCAGTCGAAGCAGCAGTAGAACTACTT